ATGAGTGTATTCTACCAAAGAGTATCAAGAAAACTTTTCAAGATTTTGTTGATAGAGGAGAGATACCAAATATGTTATTGTCAGGTCCACCAGGTATTGGTAAGACTACAGTAGCAAAAGCATTGTGTAATCAATTAGGAGCAGACTACTATGTTATTAATGGATCGGATGAAGGACGTTTTCTTGACACTGTTCGGACAAACGCAAAGAACTTCGCATCTACCGTCTCTCTTACAAGCGAGTCGAAACATAAAGTCATCATCATTGATGAAGCAGACAATACCACTTCCGACGTACAGCTCCTTCTCAGAGCGTCTATTGAGGAGTTCTCCAAAAACTGCAGGTTTATCTTTACATGTAACTACAAAAACAAGATTATCGACCCTTTACATTCTAGGTGTTCTGTTGTTGATTTCTCGATTAATAAAAAAGACAAACCAACAATAGCAGCACAATTCTTTTCAAGATTAACTTATATCTTGGAAGAAGAGAAAGTAGACACTGATAAAAAAGTGGTTGCACAACTTATAAACAAACACTTTCCTGATTGGAGGAGAGTATTGAATGAGTGTCAGAGATACTCAGTAAGTGGAAAAATAGACAGTGGAATACTAGTAACCTTTTCAGATGTATCAATCGATGAACTTACAAAGAACCTCAAACAAAAAGACTTTTCGGCAGTACGTAAATGGGTTGTCGATAACTTGGACAATGATCCTGCTGTACTTTTGCGTCGTGTTTACGATGCTCTTTATAGCACCCTTGAAAACTCTAGCATTCCTGCTGCTGTGCTCATTATTGCTCGTTATTCTTATCAAATTGCCTTCGTAGCAGACCAAGAAATTAATCTTCTCGCTTGTTTAACAGAAATTATGGTGGAGTGTGAATTTAAATGAAAAAGTATTCAAAAATTAAACATCAAATAAAATCAAATATGTATTACATTTTCTGGGGTGCTTGTACAATTGCTGTAATGGTAGGACAAATTTATGTTGGTACAGGTTACAATTCAATGTCAGAATCAGTAAAAGATCTCACTGAAATGATAGAAATCAAAATTGAACTAGAAGAACTAAGAAAGAACAGAAGTGGTTTTATCTATTAAATCATATAAAACACCTCTAAGATATCCTGGTGGTAAGTCTCGTGCTTGCAAAAAGATGGATCCATTCTTTCCAGACCTTAGAGATTATGACGCATACTACGAACCATTTTTAGGTGGTGGTAGTGTAGCATTGCATATTACAAAGAAATATCCCAAACTCAAAATTATTGTCAATGACTTGTATGAACCATTATATAATTTTTGGTTACGTTTACAAGTTGATGGAGACTATGTTCATAGTCAATTACAACAATTAAAATCAAGATATCCTGATCGTGGTTCGGCAAGAGGATTATTTGAAGATGCAAAAGAAAAATTATATGACCTTGATATTACAGATAAAGACCGTGCTGTTTGTTTTTACATTATAAACAAATGTTCGTTTAGTGGTCTTACAGAGTCGTCTTCATTCTCAGCTCAAGCAAGCGATGCAAACTTCTCAATGAGAGGTATTGATAAGTTACCAGTCTACAGTAAGTTAATTAAAGATTGGTACATCACAAACGTTGATTATCGTCATATGTTAGGAGATGGAGAAAAAACATTTGTATACCTTGACCCACCTTACGATATCAAGGATAATTTATATGGTAAAAAGGGTTCTATACATAAAAAGTTTGACCACGATGACTTTGCAAAAAATTGTGAAATATATAATTCAGAGATGCTTATAAGTTACAATTCAGATCAATTAGTCAAAGATAGATTTAAAGATTGGAATTGTGCTGAATTTGATTTGACATATACTATGCGTTCAGTTGGAGAGTATATGAGAAATCAAAAAATGAGAAAAGAGTTACTTCTCTTCAATTACAACACAGGAGTATTTTAATGGATGATAGACCATCAGATATGTATCAGGACATGAGAAAACTTAATATGCTCTATGAAGAGATGTGTTGGGATAATGATGATATTCTGGAATTTTATCCAGACTATGATAGTAATACTATCATTATTAGAAATAAAACTATGGATGATGAACAAGTAAGCGGTTAGTATGTCAGAATTTATTAAACGTCATATCGGACCTTCACAATCAGAGCAACGCAAAATGCTTGCTGATTTAGGTCTATCTACAATTGATGAATTGGTAAGAGAAATTGTTCCAGATTCTATATTACTCCGTGGTGATAGTAACTTACCAGAGGGATGTAGTGAACAAGAAGCACTTGCAGAATTAAAAGATATTGCTTCACATAATATTGTCAAGAGAAGTCTAATTGGACAAGGATATTATGGTACAATTACCCCACCAGTAATACAGAGAAATGTATTTGAGAATCCTGCTTGGTATACATCTTATACACCTTATCAGGCAGAGATATCTCAAGGTAGGTTAGAAGCATTATTTAATTATCAAACACTGATTACAGAACTTACTGGACTACCAGTTGCAAACGCATCTTTACTAGATGAAGGAACTGCTGCTGCAGAAGCAATGTTACTTGCACATAGTCAAAGTAAGAAAAAAGATTTTATAGTTGATGATAAAATATTCCCGCAAACATTAGAAGTATTACAGACAAGAGCAAGACCATTAGGTATTAATATAATAAAAGTAGATTTAGAGGAACTTGTTGATTTGGAATCACTGGAAAAGGCATTTGGTCTTATAATTCAGTATCCAAATAATCATGGAGCATTAAAATACCACGATGGATTTTTACGATGTGCTGAAGCTTACAAATGTATGAAGATTGCAATTGTTGATCCATTATGTCAGGTTCTTATGAAACCTGTAGGAGAGATGGGATTTGATATTGCAGTTGGTAGTATGCAAAGATTTGGTGTCCCTATGGGATTTGGTGGACCACACGCAGCGTTCTTTGCAATTACAGATAAGTACAAAAGAAAAATACCAGGCAGAATTGTAGGACAATCTGTAGATGCTCAAGGTAATAAAGCACTAAGACTTGCACTACAGACCAGAGAGCAGCACATCAGAAGAGATAAAGCAACATCTAATATTTGCACCGCACAAGCTTTACTTGCAAATATGGCAGGATTTTATGCTGCATATCACGGAGCAGAAGGTCTAAAGAAAATTGCAACTCGTATCTTAACTTATCGTGAAATTTTAAGAAAAGGATTATTCTGGTTAGGTATAGATGTAGATGATACTGAAGGATTTGATACAATACGTTTTAAAAGTTTTCTTGCGGTTGAAGGATTCAATGTTCGTTATGAAGAAGACCATACTATCATTACTTTAGACGAACTAACGACTCTTGATGAAATTAAACAATTGTTAAATTCACAACAAGATTTGGTTAACAAAAGCGATACCATAGATCATATTGTTGATGCAGTAGGTAATTATAGTTGGATACTTACTCCTAAGAGAACAAAACCTTGGTTAGGACAAGATGTTTTTAATCGTTATCATAGTGAAACTGATATGATGAGATATATCAATGAGTTAGTATCTAAAGATTTTTCACTTGTAAATGGTATGATGCCACTTGGAAGTTGCACAATGAAACTTAATGCAGCATCGGAGTTGATGCCAGTAAGTTGGAATGAATTTGCGAATATGCATCCATTTGCTCCTGACCATCAAACACTTGGTTATCAAAGAATTATGTTTGATTTACAAGAATGGTTATGTGACATTACTGGATTTGCTGAAGTATCATTACAACCAAACGCAGGTTCACAAGGAGAGTATGCAGGTCTATTAGCGATACAAGAATATCACAGAAGTAATGGTGATACAAACAGAAATGTATGTTTGATACCTACAAGTGCACACGGAACAAATCCTGCATCAGCAGTGATGGCAGGTATGAAGATTGTTCCAGTGAAATGTGATGATGAAGGTAATATTGATCTAAAAGATTTAGAGAAGCAAGCACTTATGAACTGTCTTGAGTTATCTTGTATTATGATTACTTATCCATCAACTCATGGTGTATTTGAGCCAACTATCAGGGATATCTGTAGAATTGTTCATGAGAATGGTGGACAAGTTTATCTTGATGGTGCAAATCTTAATGCTCAAGTTGGATTAGCAAAACCATGTGATTATGGTGCAGATGTATGTCATATGAATCTACACAAAACATTCTGTATACCTCATGGTGGTGGAGGTCCTGGTGTCGGTCCTATCGGTGTTGCAGAACATCTTGTTCCTTTTATGCATCATCGTGTATCAGCAGCAGTTCAAGGTAGTGCATCTATTTTACCTATTAGTTGGATGTATATTCGTATGATGGGTGCTGATGGTTTGAGAAAAGCAAGTGAGGTTTCTTTACTTACAGCAAACTGGTTAGTTCATCGTATTGAACCATTCTTTAATGTATTATACAAAGGTAATAACGGAAGAGTTGCACACGAATGTATATTTGATGTAAGACACTTTGATGGTATTAGTGCTGAAGATGTTGCAAAGAGATTAATGGATTATGGTTTTCACGCACCGACATTATCTTGGCCAGTTACAGGAACAGTTATGGTAGAACCAACTGAAAGTGAATCTTTATATGAACTTGAAAGATTTGGTGCAGCGATGGTAAGTATTCGTAGAGAGATTGACAAGAATAAAGATATCTTGAAAAACTCACCTCATACAGCAAGGGTTGTAAGTTCGGACAAATGGGACTATAATTATAGTCGTGAAGAGGCAGCGTATCCCGCCAATCAAACAAATAAGTTTTGGCCAGCGATATCACGAATCGACAATGTTTACGGGGATCGTAATCTTGTTTGCTCTTGTGAAAATTATTTTAATAATGAAGATGGAACTAAAAGACTGGTTGAACTCAATTAACCAAACAAAGAAAAATTTAATAGATGAAGACCCATCAATAGAGAAAGACTATCCTCCATATATTATTAATCGTTGTTTCTCTGGGCACTTAGATGCAATCCTTTTTGCTAATGAAATGAATAAGTATAATTTCTTACCAAAGAAGATGCAATACGACTTTTATATAAATACCCTCAGAACTAAGAAGAGATTCTCTCCTTGGCTTCGTAAGGATATGATCAAAGACCT